AATTTAATAACGGCCTCATCTATTGCCTCTTGAATATTGCCTTGCTCTATTTCTAGATTATACTTTATATCGTCTATATGATTATCATAGAAATCTGATATATCGTCCATATCTTTATTATCTGGATTATCAATATTATATTTAATATCCTCAATTTTTTCTAGTGCCTCAGTAATTGAAGACCAAACATCTTCCAACTGCTGTTTAAAATCCTCGTTTGTTTTTACTGCTTCTTTTAATTTTTCTAATGTATTAGTCATAGGTAAACCCCTTTTGTTATTAATTTTTGAATACTTCAAAAATATCATAGTTTTACAGTAAACACAACATATAATTTACCTATAATATATATAGGAAAAACCTATAATACATAATTAAATGCAATAATATTGCAAAGCGCAGCGCTCAAAATATTGACACTGATATAGACATATATAATTATTTAGTCATTTTATTGACGGAATGCCTAGACCATGAGGCCTATATAATTCTAGAGCAACTGTCTAGATTATGGGGCTTTTTCTATATTATACAAACAGACAGAACAACTACACAAACCTATATAGACCTAGATAATTTTATAGACGGCCAAAAAGTAACTATAGTTTTTTGAGATTTAGGAAAGGCTTGAGACTATTTCTTAGGCCTAGGCAAAAAAATCGCAAAATATTATCTATATATATATGCAGGTGAAACATATGCACAAAAATCTGAGGGTCTATAGACAAAGCCGAGTCTATATAGTTTATATAGTATTATAAATATATTATAATTATTATTATAGTTATTATTATTATATTTATTTTAATATACTACTTGAAATTATATAGTATATATATTATATATATTATATATATTATATATAAACCTATAAAGGCATAATTTTAGTTGCCTTTTCTATCAAAGTATGGTATAATAATATTATGGAAGAGGTAATTAATTATAAAAACAAGTGGGACAACACTATAAAGCACTACTCTAAACGTGATTTCCTTACATTTGTACGTTTATTTGCACCAACATTAGTCTCTGACTGGCAAATGGGTAAACATATAGAAGTAATATCAGAGAAATTAAAACAATTAGAAGAAGGAACTATAAAAAGGCTGATGGTATTCTTGCCTCCTAGAAGTTCTAAGTCTGTTATCTGTTCTAAATTGTTCCCAGCTTGGTATATTGGAAGGAATCCAGCACATGAAATACTTACAGTCAGTCATAGCGACCAGCTTTCTAGCGATTTCGGTAGGTCTGTTAGAGATATTGTATCAACTAAGTCTTTTCAAGACGTATTTAAAGGTGTTTCTCTTAGGACAGACGTTAGAGCAGCAGGAAAATGGAAAACAAACAAAGGAGGAAGCTACTATGCAGCAGGAGTCAAGAGTCAAATCGCAGGAAGAGGAGCACATATAGCAATTCTTGATGATGTGATGTCTGAAGAAGACTCATATTCAGAGGCAGGAAGAAGATATGTAAAAGAATGGTACCCTGCAGGTCTTAGAACTCGTATTATGCCTAATGGTTCTATTCTAATTATTAATACCAGATATCATTATGATGATTTATGTGGGTGGTTACTAAAACAAGAATCAGAGTTCTCTACTATTCTACCTTGGGAAGTAATAAGAATACCTGCATGGTTAGATGAAGCAAGTGCCGAGTTATTAGAGTTACCTGTTGGTTCTTCTTATTTCCCAGAGTGGAAAACAGATGACTCCTTAAAGATTGATGAACAAGAAATCAGAGCATCTAATGGTTCACGTTATTGGAATGCTTTGTATATGCAGGACCCTACACCTGATGAAGGTGGTTTAATAAAAAAGAAATGGCTACAGTGGTGGGAATATGATGAACCTCCAGCTTGTGATTTTATTATTCAAACATACGATACTGCCTTTTCTACAAGAACAACAGCAGACTACAGTGTAATTCAAACATGGGGTATCTTTTCACGTTTCTCAGAAAACGAACATGGATACGAAGAGTTTCAACCACATTTAATTCTATTAGGAAACATGCGTGGTAGATTTGAATATCCAGAGCTACGTAGAATAGCACAAATGTTATATGATGAATTTAATCCTGATGTATGTATTATTGAAAAGAAAGCATCAGGACAGTCTCTACTGCAGGATATGCGTAGAGCTGGACTTCCTGTGCAAGATTACATTCCAGATAAAGATAAAGTATCTAGAGTGTATGCTGCCTCACCAATGATAGAAGCAGGCAGAGTCTGGTTACCTAAAAATAAAAAATGGTCTGATGATTTATACACAGAGATTTTACAGTTTCCAAACTCAGCTCATGATGACCAAGTTGATGCTATGACAATGGCAATACACTACATGAAAGAATCCTGGAGACTTACACATCCTGATGACCCATACTATGAAAATGAAAATAATTCTAAAAAAAGGGTTGCTTATTGGAGATTTTAGTGATATACTATACGAGAGAGATAAATTATGGAAAAAGACAAAAAAAAGAAACAACCTAAATCTAAATTAATTATTAAACCAAAAGTAAATATTAATTTAAGTAAAGCAAAAGCTAAAGTTAATTTTAAACTTGGTGATAAAGTAAATGCACAGATACAAGGTTATGGTAAAACTAAAAGTCTTGTCAAAGGGTCAAATAAATTACAAGGTTCTAAAGTTTCTGGTAAACTAGAAGTACAAAGAGGAAGACATGCTTTAGAAGGCAAGGGTGAATATAGGCCAGACACACAAGATAAATCAGGACAACTAACATATAAATTTAAATTTTAAAATGAACCCAGCAGAATTATATACACAACTAGCAACACAACAACCTAAACGTGAAACACCTGTTGTTGAACCTGAGTTTGAAATGCCTGAGTTAAATGATGTTGAAAAACAAAACTTAGCAGATTTTGCCGAAAGTGTATATAAACAATATGAAGATTTACCTATGGCACAACAATTAGGTTTAGCAGTAGCTCCTGGAACTGGTGAAGCTATATCAGCATATGAAACTAAAAAATTTGCTGAAGAAACAAAAGAAGCATTTGAAGAAGGTGATTATGGTGAGACAGCATTAAAAGCCGGTCTTACAACATTAGCAGCTTTAGGTTCTATTCCTTTATTTGGTTTTGCAGCTAGAGGTACAAAAGCAGGTGCTAAATTATTATCAAAAAATATTGATGATATAATTAATAAAACTGCTTCAACCAGTGTAGATGAAACTGCACACGTTATTGATGATGTTGCTGAAGCAGTTCAAAAAACTACTTTAGATAAAGTAACACCTAAAAATACTGTAAAGGCATATAAATTATTTAAAGTAAAAAATAAAAAGTTGTTTCCTTTATTTGTAAAAATGAAAGGTAATAAAGATTTACCAGTTGGTAAGTGGATTAAATCTGAAGCAGGTGAATTAGCAAAGTCAGGTAAAGTAAAATCTTCTGCAGGAGAGTTAGCATATAGACCTGGATTTCACGCTGGAGAGTTTCCAGTAGCTACACACATTGGTGGAAAGGTAGACCCTGCAACAGGTAATAGAATTACAGATAGAAAATTTAAACCTAATATGAGAGAAGATAATCAAGTATGGGCAGAAGTAGAATTACCTGCAGATGTAGATTATCAATCTATTGCTAATAAAAATGCTAGAATAAAAAAAGATGGTACACCAGAGGCAAGAACTGCACATATTACAGATAAAATACCATCAGGAGGATTTTATAAATATAATACAAATCCTAGAGTAAAAGAAACAAGTTGGTTAATTGGTGGAGAAATGAAAATAAATAGAATATTAAAAGATGGTGAAGTTAAAGCTATTAATCAAAGTGGAGGAGTAAAAGATTTACCAAGAAGAAAAGAATTATTAGGAGAGGATAAATAATGGCAGTAGAAAAAAATCCATTTGAGAAAAAAGAAGAAACAACAAATGTAATATCAATAAATACACCAAAGCAAGATGAAGGTGTATCTTTTGAAGTAGATACTGATGGTGGAGTTACAGTAAACTTTGGTGAAGAAAATATAGAAGAAGAAGTAACAGCAAAGGAATACTATTCTAATCTAGCAACAGATATGGATGAAGAAGTATTAAAAGATGTTGCACAAACAGTTATTGGAAACTTTCAAGCAGATAAAGATTCTAGAGCAGAGTGGGACTCTATGTTTGAAAGAGGTTTTGATTTATTAGGATTAAAACTAGAAGATGCTACAGAACCTTTTGAAGGTGCTTGTACTGCAGTGCACCCACTATTAATAGAGTCTGCGGTGAAGTTTCAATCTAAAGCATCACAAGAATTATTTCCTGTAGGTGGGCCAGTAAAGGCACAGATATTAGGAACACAATCTGTAGAAAAACAAGAGCAGGCAAATAGAGTTCAAAACTTTATGAACTATCAGTTGACTGAACAAATGCCAGAATACTTTGATGAATTTGAAAGAATGCTTTTTCATTTACCTCTAATAGGTTCTGCTATTAAAAAAGTTTATTATGACGCTGGTATAGAAAGACCAGTATCTGAGTTTGTACCTATTGACCAATTCTATGTATCATACTATGCAAGTAATTTAAGAAAAGCAGATAGGTATACACATGTTATATATCGTAATCCTGTAGATATGCAAAAAGATATTGAGTCTGGTATTTATTCAGATGTTGAATTAC